AAGAAATTTCAAAACTTCTTTATATGATTCAAAAACAAGTAACTAGACTTTCTTACCCTTACGAAAAAACAAATACAATTGTCCATAAGAACGCTAGGCTTGGTCAGTCAATTACTGGAATATTGCAATGTCCTGAAGAAAAAATTAATTGGCTTTCTGAAGTTTATTCTTATATTAAAGAATATGATAAAAAATATAGTAAAGAAAAAGGTTGGAATAGTTCAATTAGATTAACAACGGTTCAACCATCAGGGACCTTATCGCTTCTTGCTGGCGTAACGCCGGGAATCCACCCAGCTTTTGCGCAGTACTATATTCGCAGAGTTCGTTTTAGCTCAGTTGACCCACTGGTTGCTCTGTGTAGAAAACGAGGCTATAAAGTTGTGTGGGATGTTGGTATTGATGGCAGAGAAGATCATACTAAGTACGTTGTTGAATTTCCTTGTGAATCACCTGAGAATTCTATTTTAGTAAAAAATATGACAGCAATTGACCAACTTGAATGGGTTAAAAAAATGCAAACAGTTTGGGCAGACAATGCTGTTTCGGTAACTGTGTATTACAAAAAAGAAGAATTGTCTGACATAAAGCAATGGTTAAGTAAGAATTACAACAACGGAATTAAATCTGTATCGTTTTTACTACACATAGATCACAATTTCTTACTGCCTCCATATGAGGAGATAACTAAAGATGAATACACTAAGGTGTTGTCAAAGCTAGATTTTTCTGTTGAGATACAACAGATGCCGTCTGGTGCAATGTTGGAACTTGATGACTGCTCAACCGGGGCTTGCCCGATTCGTTAGTAACCAAAAATATTCATTTTGAGATAAAAACGTACACCATTTAACAAAAATCGTGTATAATTGTATTTAAATGGAACTTGACATTATCAAAAACAAAAAAATATGGGTACCACCACGAACATGGGGGGTCTGTATTTGGGTTTTGCCTAGCGGAAAAGCTTTAATGGATGCTGATGGCAATGCTCTATCTGCAGAAGGTTTTGTTGATGATTTGAGTATTGAGACTAGGGTTGCTGCAGCTGGTAAATACTGGTCTGGTAGTGATGAAGGCAATGTCGCTTGGATTCATGGCGCAAGGAAAGTTAGTCAATCTGAAAGAGAAGATCAAATAGCAAGAATGAATGATGGTTTAATCCCAGACCCATTTGAAGACGATTTTGATAATTTGAAAAAGAGGTAAAATGGAAAAGAAAACATATTTTGTTGAAGATGAAATAGTGACTAATGAAATTGATGATCTATCTTACTACCAAGAAGACTCTGAAATTGTTATAGACGATCCTTTTACTAAAGTTAATTTTGAAAATCTTTCATTAAAGATGAAAAGAAAAATTAATAAACTTTCAAAAAAATTTGAAGGTGAAGATGGTACAAAATCTAAATGGATTGACCCATTAACTTTAGATGGCTATACGCTTTATGATGTAGTAACCCCGCCATATGATCTAGATGTGCTAGCTGGACTTTATGATTCTAGTGCTATACATAACGCTTCTATTGCCGCCAGAGTTATGAACACTGTTGGTTTAGGGTTTGAGTTTGTAGAAAATATAAAAGCTAAAAGAAAAATTGAAAAAGCATCGGATGATAGCGAAAAAATGTACAGGCTTAGAAAAGCTTTTCAAGACGAAAAAGAAAAATTAGAAGAAATTTTTGAAAATATAAATATTGAAGAAACTTTTCTTGAAACAATGATTAAGATTTGGCAAGATGTTTTAACTGTTGGAAATGGTTACATGGAAATTGGCCGCAATAATGCTGGGGGGATTGGCTACATTGGACATATCCCTGGAACACTTGTCCGTGTGAGAAGAAAGCGAGATGGCTTTGTACAGATTGCAAATAGCAATAAGATAACGGCAGTCTATTTTAAAAACTATGGTGATAAGGAAACTCCTGACCCTATTAATAATGATCCGACCCCTAATGAAATAATCCACTTTAAAACTTATTCACCTAAAAATACATATTACGGTATTCCTTCTGCTGTATCAGCCGCTTCTGCAATTGTTGGCGACAAGTTTGCAAAGGAATATAATATTGATTATTTTGAAAATAAAGCAATTCCTCGTTATGCAATTATTCTTAAAGGGGCAAAGCTTAGCAATAAGTCAAAACAAGAATTAATTAATTATTTTAGAAAAGAAGTTAAAGGCCGTAATCATGGAACTTTGGTTATTCCTATCCCATCATCTATTGGCTCGGACAGCGATATCCGATTTGAGAAACTAGAAGCTGGAGTTCAGGACTCCTCTTTTGACAAATATCGCAAAGGTAACAGAGATGAGATATTGGTGGCAAACAGAGTTCCTGCGCCTAAAGTCGGTGTTTACGATAACGCCAACCTTGCAGTATCCCGCGATGCCGATAAAACTTTTAAAACACAAGTCATTGGTCCAGACCAAGCAATTATTGAAAAAAGATTAAATAGAATTATTGCTGAATTTACTGATCTACTTGAGTTCAGGTTTAAGAGAATTGATTTGATTGATGAAGATATTCAGTCTAAGATTAATGATAGATATTTAAGAACGGAAATTTTGTCACCAAACGAAGTTCGTTCTACTCTCGGTTTACCAGAAAGGTCGGACGGAGATGTAGTTTTGCCGTTCCCAACAAAGATTAAGAAAGATCAACCTGGGCCTGGCGCTCCTGTTGGAAATTCTAATAATATCTCAGCTCAACCAAGAAATGCTCGTTCTGATACACCTGAAGGTTCTTCAGACCCACGAGCTTCTGGTGATCAAGCCGAGAGAGGTCAAGTACAAGATACCACAGGAGGTTCTCAATGAGTTACGAAAATGGAATTGTTTATTCTAATACAGCAGTCACAAGCACTAGCGGGTCATCGGGGGTTGTTTCTTTAAATACACATACATCTTGTATTCATTTTTACAATACTCATGCTACAACAAATGCTACGGTTAAGTTAAATGGGGGGCCGCATAAAGTTGTGATTCCAGCAATTAACAGTGGCGGCGGCTATGTTGAAGTTGAAGGTGATTACACAAGTTTTCAAATTGAAACTTCAGGTGTCACTTTGGCAGTTTATGCGGTTGCATAATTTGCTTGTATTGAAATAATACAATATACTGTAAAATACTACTTATGGACAATTTTAATTTTTCTTTCCCAATTGATATGATTAAAAAAGAGCAGCGCGTTATTTCAGGCATTGCTACGGCAGACAATGTTGATAAATCAAACGATGTTGTTGAATTTGCAGCCTCAGAAATTGCTTTTAAGAACTGGCAAGGCAACATCAGAGAAATGCATGCCCCTATTGCTGTTGGTAAAGCAATTAGTTATAAGCCAATTAAAATGCGCGATTCTGAAGGCAAAGAGTATAATGCTATTGAAGTAGAAGCTTATATCTCAAAAGGAGCCGAGGCAACTTGGCAAAAAGTCCTTGACGGAACTCTTCGTGCTTTTTCTATTGGCGGAAGGATTATGAAAAAAGAACTTCTTGCTGGCAAAATGCATAACGGAAGGCCGATAAATATTATTAAAGAATATGAGCTTGGAGAGCTGAGCCTTGTTGACAATCCAGCCAATGCTCTTGCAACTATTGATCTTGTGAAAAGAAATATTGAGGGTAATCTTGATTACATTCTTGATCCCGATTTTGAGAAGGCAGACAAGGCTCCGTTGAAAGATCCAAAAGGCGGGCTAACTGCTGCGGGCAGGGCTCACTTTAAACAAACAGAAGGTGCTAATTTGAAGCCAGGAGTTAAAGGGCCAGCTAACACTCCCGAGAAAATGCGCCGTAAGGGTTCTTTTTTAACAAGATTTTTTACAAATCCTTCTGGCCCTATGAAAGATTCTAAGGGTAGACCGACAAGACTTGCTTTGTCAGCAAGAGCTTGGGGCGAACCTGTTCCGCAAAATGCGGAAGATGCTGCTGCATTAGCAGCAAAAGGAAGAAGGTTATTGGAGAGATATAAAAATATGAAAAAATCAAATGATGAAAATATTGAAAAAGAAATTGATAGTAGTGGAAAAGAATTGCATAATGATGTAAACTATGATAAGGTAATAAATATGGAAAAAACATTGACAGATAATAAGCTATCTTTAATCAAGAAATTTATTAATTGGGTTGTGGATAATTCCGAAGAAAACCTAGGGCTAGAAAAGTCCGATCACGAAACTGAAACTTTAATTGAAGATGAAGTTAGTGTTGAACAAGTGGAGGAACCAGAAATGGATATTGAAGTTCTTAAAGAAGCACTTGGTACAGTAATTGATCAAAAGCTAACTGATTTTGCAAAATCTTTCAAAGAGGAAGTAGATGCAAGCGTTTCAGCTAAGATTGAGGAAGTTGCCAAAAGTGTTGAGATTCAGAAAGAAGAGTTGGCTGCAAAGCTAGCTGCAACTGAAGTTGCTCTTGAAGAGCAAACAGCAAAGGTTGAGCAAATTGCTCATGCCGGTGCTATGAAGAAAAGTGTAGATCTTGAAAGTGATGAGGATAGCGATAAGATTGCAAAATCACAAGCTAAGCCAGAGTCATTTTGGAAAAACGTTTATTTAGACCAAGGGCTTATTGAGTCTTTGGGTTATAAGTCATAAGGTAAGGAGGAAATTTACTATGGCAACACAAGAAGAAATTTTAGCAAAAGCTAACGAAGTAACATCTGGGGGCGCAGACACCAGCATTACTTCTTCACATGGTTTGCTTGCGCCAGCGCAATCAAACAGGTTTATTGATTTCGTAGTTGATCAATCTGTCCTTATGCAAAACTCAAGAGTTGTGCGCATGCGCACTCCATCAATGGACATTGATAAAGTGTCTGTTGGTACTCGTATTATGGCAAAAGCAACTGAAGTTACAGATGATGGTACAAACGCAGCAGTAACATTTACAAAAGTTACTCTTACAAGCGTTAAGCTTCGTCTTGATTGGTCAATGTCAACTGAGTCGTTGGAAGACAACATTGAAGGCGCTTCGCTTGAAGATCACCTTGCTCAAATCATGGCTCGTCAAACAGCTAACGATTTGGATGATTTGCTAATCAGCGGAAACACATCTTCAAACAACGGTCTTCTCAAGGCACTTGATGGGTTTACCAAGAAAGTTTTGGCTGGTGGAACAGTTGTTGATGAGGGCGGAAACAATGTTTCTCGCGCAACATTTGACAGAGTTCTTCGCAACATGCCAAACAAGTATTTGCAACGCCGCAATGAGCTAAGATTCTTTACTGGTTCTGGACTTGTCCAGGATGTGGCTTTCAGCCTTCAGAATCCAAACTCAGCAACAGCAGCAACAGCCGGAGCACCAGCCCCAGCTTCAACTTTTGGTGAGCAAGCATTCTTCAATGGTTCAGTTAGATCAAATGGTGGACTTGGAGCAACAGGATTGTCGCCATACGGCATTCCTTTGGTTGAAGTACCTTTGATGCCAGAAGCAGTTGCTGGCGATTACTCGCCAACATCAGGCAGTCATGGTTATGTTGAATTGACATTCCCTAACAACAGAGTTGTTGGTATACACCGAGATATCACTCTCTATCGTCAATTCAAGCCAAAGACTGATGCAATTGAGTACACACAGTTTATGCGAATTGCAGCTAACGTAGAGAATCTTGATTCATACGTAATTGCAAAGAACGTAAAACTTCGCACACTCTAATTAATAATTAACTTAGTTTAGAAGCGGGGCGTTTAGGCGCTCCGCTTTTAGATTGTAATTGATTTTATCTCAAATACATGGTAGGATATTAAGTATGACAAATAGCGAAAACACAATTAAATCAGCAGATGTATCTGCACCAAAAAAAACACATGTTAAGAAAGTTGTTAAAGAAAAAGAAAGTGTTGATGTAACTCAAATTGATTCACTTGGCAGTATTGTTATTTATTTCCAATCTGGTTCTGGCTATATTACGACAAATGGTTTAAAATTTGATAATGAACACAAAATGCATGAACTACCTTACCTGGAAGCCAATTTGTTATTAAGATTAGAAAATTTTAGATTGGCTACTGACGAAGAAAAGGAATTGTATTATAATACTATAGTGGGGTAAATATAGATGGCTAATAATTTAACAAATGCTGCTGAAAATTTAATACTTGATCATTTTTTAGGAGTTGCAAACTATGCTTTTGATAGCACTATTTTTGTAGGCCTTTATACAGTTGCCCCAACTGATAGCACATCTGGGACAGAAGTTACCGGCGGTTCTTATGTTCGCAAAGCTGTTACTTTTGCTTCAGCTTCTGCTGGCGCAACTTCAAACACAACAGACATTGACTTTACAGGTATGCCAGCAGCAACTACTGTTGCTATAGCAGTTCATACCGCAGTTACTGCCGGGACAATGTTGATGTACGGAACACTAACAACGAATAAAACTACAGATGCTGGAGATACTTTAAGAATTGCTGCTGGCGATCTTGATATCAGCATTGATTAAGGAGAAACCATGTTGCGAAGAGAATTTAACGGAGCTGTATTACAAACTACATTATCTGCATCGTTGTCTAATTCAGCAGTTTCTTTTGGTGTAGTAGATGGTTCAACTTATCCATCCGGTAGCAATCCTTTCGTGATTGTTCTTGATCGTTCAAACAACTCAGAAGAAAAAGTTCTTATCTCATCAAGGTCTTCAAATACATTTACAGTTGCCCAGCGAGGTTACGATGGCACGACTGCTCAATCTCACAATTCAGGGGCTTCTGTTGATCATGTTTTAGATGCTCTTACACTTCAGGATATGAACACAACTACTTATGATAATGAAGTTTTAATGTGGATGGGGGTTTAAATGGCTAATCTAACTCCTAAAAGTTTCTATATAGGAACAAGTTCTACTGGCTCTAATGTTTACACAACAGCAAATACTGTTGGTGATTATTCAATTATTAAAAATATTAATCTTTGCAATACAACTAGCTCTAATGCAGTATGTAGTATTCACATACTTGTGGGTGCTGCTGCTCCGGCGGCTAATAATAAGATTATAAGTAATGTTAGCGTATTGTCAAACAATGTTGTTTTCTACAACACATCAGTAGTCATCCCTGCAAATAGCAAATTACATGTTGATCAAGTAACAGCCAATGCCGTAACATTTATAATTAGCGGTGTTGAGTATGCCTAATCTTACCGGTCAGACATTAGTTGACATAGCAGTTGTAGGCGGGGCTACTGTCTCGGCAAACCCACCAGGTTCTGCTTCACCTGGGCAATTATGGTTTGATGAAGATACTGGTAAAACATTTGTTTATTACGATTCTCAATGGATTGAAGTCGGTGCCGGATCAGGAATTACTTCTGTAACTGTAAGTTCCTCACCACCAGCATCTCCTGCTGAAGGCAATATGTGGTTTGATTCAGATACTGCCCAATCTTTTACTTACTATGACTCTCAATGGATTGAGTTGGGCGCAAGTGCAATGGTTGCTCAAGTTCAATCTTCTGCTCCGACAAGTCCAATTGCTGGACAAATTTGGTTTGATTC